CATCCAACAGATTTCCACAAAATCCTATTATTGAAAGATAGCAACAATAGCTATTTGAAAGATCAGGTTTACGCTGGATTACAACCTGCATTTATGGGTGTTCCTGTTGTAGTTAATACTGCAATCACTGCGGGAACTTTCCTATGTGGAAACTTCGGTGTTGGAACTCAACTTTGGGTGCGTGACAACGTTGGTGTTGAATTCTTTAGAGAAGATGGCACAAACGTACGTGATGGATTCGTAACTGTAAGAGTATCAGAACGTATTGCATTGACAAACTACTTGCCAAATGCATTCGTGAATGGTACATTCTCAACTGCAAAAGCTGCACTTGAAACTCCCTAATAGTTAGGGAATTACAACCAATAAAAGGGGTGATCATATTCGGTCACCTCTTTTTTTTTGCATTTTTTTTGATATTTGTTTGGAGGGAAAGAATTTTTTCCTATATTTGTACCAACAAAACGAAACAGATATGAATTTTCAAGAAGTTAAAATTGGTCAGTATTTTTGCAAAAGTAATGGCGCACCAATGAAAAAAGTGAGTGAAACACAAGCAATTCAACAATCTCCAGATTTGGTTGGTGTGGATTTTCAAGAAGTACGATATCACACAAAACCTACAAATATGCATCCAAATGATCATATTTATGGTGTGCAAAATACTTCAAACTATTAAAACAAACATTATGACACAAATGCAAAAAACAATCGAAGCATTAAAAGCAAAAGGAACGGAATTCAAAGTTGATGAAAATCCTTACGGAGGATATTATGTCAAATACCCTGCTAAAAAATTTTGTGGACACAAATACACTTTTTGTCAAACTTTTAGCGAAAACGGAACAGAAATAAGGAAACAATCGCACGTAACTGCAATATAAAAACAAACAAAATGAAACGGAAAATTGAAAACTTTATTTTTGACTGCATTATATATGTTGCAGCATTTGGATTGGTATGCACATTTTGCCAACTATGCGCACACGCTGACAAATGGATGGGATTATGAAAAACAAGGAAACAAAAATCAACAAGGCATTGTTGGGGTGGCTTTTCTTTTTAGTTGGCATCCGCACAATTTATCTTTTCAATGATTTATTCACAGGCATCTTTACAATCCTGATTGGGTTTTCAATGATGCTCACAAAAAAAGAATCATGAAACATTTGAACAAAGATTATAAAAGATACTTGCAACTGTTGGATGCAAAGGAATTTAGTAAAATGCCATTATCAAAACAACTGATGGTATTGAAGGAACTCGGGGAACTCGAGGAAAAAATTGCACGTGAATCGTGTGATGAGTAATTAGTTTTGTTTTATTATTGTTAGATTGAAAAGGGGTTTCCAATTGGTTATCCCTTTTTTTTTGTACTTTTATTTTGTGGATGCTAATCAACGGGGTTGCTTTGCTGAATATAAGTTTGGCACAATAGCAATGGAAAATGGATTCAATGTTTCAATGCCTTTGCTTGATGCATCACCTTATGATGCCATAATTGAAAGGGATGGCAAAGTATTCAAAATCCAAATCAAATCGGTTTCCGCTGATCGTAAAAAAAACAAAAGCAACATTCATATTTCACTCACACGAACTGGAAAGGGTTATCCAAAAAAGTACGTTGATTATTTTGCCATCTATTTTGTTGAATATGATGGCTTTTTTATTATTAAGAATAAAGAACAAAAAGCAATTCGATTGGGCATTGATGGTATTTACAAAAAAAATTTCCGTAACTTCGCATCAATTCTTTAATGAGTTTTTTTTCTGTTTCAACTTAAAAGGAGGCGCAATCAATGTGCCTCTTTTTTTTTAACTTTACACAAATTAAAAGAAATGAGGCAAATCAAAATCAATTCCACAACTGGAAGTGAAATAATCACAACACAAGATGTGAAAGATTACGCACGTATTGATACATCTGCGGATGATTCATTGATCACACTGATGATTGAAACCGCACGTGTATGGTGCGAAAATTATATTTCAAGGGATATTGTGGCAAAAAATCGCACGTACTATGTGGATACAACAGAAACGGGATTGATTGACATTCCATTTTCACCAGTGGCATCAATTGAATCAGTTACAATCAATGATATTGCTGCAACGTACACAATACTCGGTTTGGACAATGAAACCATTGAATTGGATGGCGGTGCTGCGGAAAAGGTTAAAATCACTTACATCACAAGTGGCATCAACAATGCGCTTATGAAACAAGCAATGCTCCAAACAATTTCAACGTATTATGACAATCGTGCGGATTTTGTTCAAGGTGCAAACGTGCATTTGATTCCAACTGATGCCAAAACAATATTAACATCTTACAAATCAATGTTTGTGTAATGGATGCAGGTCGCTTGAATAAAAGGATTAAAATACTGCGATTGACAAAAACCGCAGATGGATTCGGTGGGTTTACAAGTTCCGAAACCATTGTGCATACCTTTTGGTGTTCATACAAGGAAAATTCGGGTGAAATAACGCAGGAAAACGGAATTCGGGAGCAACGTACCGCAATTGAAATAATACTGCGGGAAAAGGCAGCAAATCAAATCCTTTTGAGTGATGTGTTGCAGTTGGAATCCTCCAATGAAAAATACCGCATCAATGACAAATTTGACTCCAAAATTGATAAGTACACAACAATCAAAGCGGTGGGAATATGAAAGCGGGAATAAAAATCAACCAATCGGATTTGGCAAAGTTGAATAAAAAACTTGCGCAATTGCAAAAGTTTTCAAAACAAGAACTTTCAAATGAAATCGGAAGGGGTGCGCAGGAAATTGTTGGAAGGGCAAAACAATCCGCTCCTTATGATAACGGTGATTTGCGTGGGAGCATAAGTTCGGAGGCATCTGGAAAAGGTGTTGCGGTTATTGCGGATGCTGAATATGCGCCTTATGTTGAGTTTGGAACGGGATCAAAAGTGAGTTTGACTGATATGAAGGAACTTGGAATTCCTGATTCGTATGCAGCACAATTCAAAGGCAGAGGATTTACGGGCAAAATTCCCGTTGAGGTTGAAAAAAACAAATGGAGGATGGTGCAATTTCCAATCAATCTAAAAGCACGACCATTTTTCTTTTCATCCGCAAGGGTGGGTTTCAATAATATGTTGAAACGCATTGATAAAAAACTTAAAAAATTAACATGAGAGAAGTTATTCATCGCATACGGAAAGCCATCATTGATCGTTTAACAAACGAAGTTTCATTGCGTGGCAATATCGTGCCAATTTATGGCAGAGTGCCATCAAATGCATCATATCCATTTGTACGGGTTTATTCCCTTACAAACAACGAGGTTGATCAAAACCGCACAACATTCAATTCGCAGGTGATTACAAGGATTGAAGTGGTTACAAGATTTGAATCGGACAATGGTGGGGAACTTGATTGCAACCTTATTGTGGATGAATGTTTATCTTTGTTGCGCACACGATCAGCAAACTATTTTGATTTGAGCGCACAAGGATTCAATGTGTACACATCACAAAATGAGGGCATTCAATATATTGAGCAAGATTTGAGTGATCATACATATTTCAGGGCAATCATTGAATTATCCAATCGTGTGGAACAAATTCCTCCATCGGGTGGATTACAAGCGGAATTACAATTTGAATTACAATCATAATGGCAAAAATTACTTTTACAAATAAAACGGACAATCAAACATCGGAACTTGCGGAAATCTACAAAGTGACCGCATCCAATGTCAATGAAATAAAATCAAGCATAAATGCAATATATGATGATCAAGGCGGGTTTGCCTTTTATGAGGATACTGCAACAAGCACAACTCCCATCAATTTAACTGCGGATGCTTGGGTTGATTTAACAAACAACAAGGCAGGAACGGGAACTGAAACAACATACAAACCAACTTACATCACTGGGGATTTGTGGGATTCAGCAACCAACACAATTGATTTGAGTGAGGTGCCAGTTGGAAAAGTTATTTTAGTGCGCAATGATTATGATATCACAACGGGATCAGCAAACACACGAATGGATTCAAGATTGTATTTTCCAGATACAACAAAAAGCGTTGAGTTTGCACACGATTTGATTTCATCATCAGGGGATGAGGTGCGTTATTCACGCACAACTCAATTTTTTGTTACAAGCGCAATCAAAACAAGTGGTGTGAAAATACAAGTGAAAGTTGATAAAAGCGGAGCAACCGCAAGGGTTGAGGATTTTCAAATCACAATTTTGAGTTTCTAAAATGAAGCATTTTAAAATAAGCGAATTTGATTCACCTGATGAAATTGGGAGTGGTGAACGTATGGATGCCGAAGTGTTGCAAATGATTGATCAGGCACGTGAATTGTTTGGCAAACCAATACGCATCAATTCGGGTGTGCGCACTGAAAAAAGAAATCAGGAAGTTGGCGGATCAAAAACATCAAGCCATTTGAAAGGATATGCGATTGATGTGAGTTGCGACAATTCAGCGGATCGATTCCGTTTGATTGATATTTTGAAACTCGTTGGTTTCAATAGATTAGGGATTGCTAAAACGTTTATTCACGTTGATAATGATCCCGATAAAAGTAAAAATGTTATTTGGGTGTACTGATGAAAGGATTGATTGCAAAATTATTGGGATTGAATAATGGTGGCAAATCATCACTTGGTGAATTTGCAAAGGATTTGCGTGAAGCAATCAAAGGCAAAGAAATTGATCCTGATAAAATGATGGAACTTGTAAAGGTACAAAGTGAAATCAATAAAATGGAGGCACAACATCGGAGCATATTTGTTGCGGGTTGGCGACCATTCATTGGTTGGATTTGCGGGATTGCACTTGCATACAACTTCATCATTCGTGATTTAATTGCGTGGGTTTCACCTGATGTGATGCCTCCTGCAATACAAATGGATCAACTAATCACCATACTATTGGGGATGCTTGGTTTGGGTGGTTTGCGTACCTTTGAAAAAATAAAAGATAAAACCAAATAAATGGGAGTTAAGGATACTGCAAATTTGGCAATGATTCCCGCAGCGTATGCGGAGGACAAAGTTTATTCCGTTTTGCCATCCGATGGTGATGGGGATTTCACATTTACACGAAGTGGATCAGGCACACGCATCAACAAGGGCGGTTATATTGAAACAATGGCAGAAAACGTGCCTCGTTTGAATTATCGATTGGATGCTGATGGCAACCCAAAGGGATGCCCTGAATTGCTATTGGAGGAATCAAGGCAGAATTTATTTCAAAGATCAGAGGAGTTTGATAATTCATATTGGACAAAAGCAAGATCATCAATAATCGCAAATCAAATTGTTGCGCCTGATGGAACGAAAACTGCGGATAAGTTTTTTGATTCAACTGATAATAACACTCATATTTTGTATAGGAGTATGTCAGTATCAACAAGCAGTGCTTATACATTTTCTTGTTTTATAAAAAAGGGCAGTTTAAGCAAAGCATTTTTAGCATTTGATGCCACAACATCACAAAGCGTTGTTTTTGACTTAGAAAATGGAGGTGTTGAAAGTCAAGGCGCAAGTGTAACGAGTAGTAGTATTGAAAAGTTTCCAAATGATTGGTATAGGTGTTCATTCACACACACTCCAACAACGACAACTCGATTATATAGAATTGGCACATATAATGGGAATATATCATACATTGGAACGGGAACTGATTTTGTATATATATGGGGTGCTCAACTTGAGGTTGCAAGTACAATTTCAAGTTACATCCCAACAACATCATCACCGATTACACGCAACGTTGATTCCGCATACAATCAACCATTCGGGGATTTAGCAACTAATTATCCAATCACTGTTTATTGGAAAGGAACTATTGATGCAATAAGCACAAACCAAACAATTTTCAGTATTTACAAAAATGGAAGTGCGGTTGATTATTTAAAATTTTCTTGGGCAAATGCATCATACGTTCAAGTTGAAAGAAGGCGCACAACACAGGATGTTGATTCACAAACTTATCCTGTTGTTGTTGGTGAAGTCAAAAAAGTTGCAATTAAATTCACAAGCGCAACCACATACAAGTTGTACATTGATGGAGTTGAACTTCGCAATGAATCAAGCGGAACAAATTTATCTTGGGATTTCAATTCTGTTATAATTGGCACAACTCGTTTTGTTTCGGATACTGGATTTCGAAATGCTTGTGATGAATTATTCGTTTGGAACAAGGCACTCACCGATGCGGAAATGGTTGAAATAACAACTCCATAAAATAAAAAATAAAATGAGCTATATATTTAAAAAATATGAATTTCCAGATGAAGCAGCTGCGGATGCTTTGATTGATGCGTTGCCATCACAATATGATGAGGAATTGGATGAAACACATCCTAATCACAAGCACGTGATTGTGAAATTGAATCATCCAATCGTGGAGCAACCAGTTTATGATGATGAGGGCAATATCGAAACCGATGCAGTATTGGCGGAAAACTTTTCCGTTGATGTGCTTTGGCAGGGTATTGAAGCGCAGCCAACCGATTGGGAACAATACGAAATCACCTTGAGTGA